TATCAGAAGTTAAAGCGGCATAACCAATAGCTACGTTTTGGTCAGCGTCCGTTAAGGCATCTCCTGCCAAGCCACCGATGAGTGTATTCTGAATGCCTGTGGTTACTGCTTGTCCTGCACTATATCCAACCGCTGTATTGTAAGAATTTGTTGCTGAAGTAAAGTTTTGAGTGCCTAACGCCGCATGTCCTATCGCTACAGTTCTACTGCCTAAAGTGTCAGTAGTTAAAGCTCCCACTCCGACTGCTACGTTGTAGTCAGCATCTGTAATTGCGTCTCCTGCTAGAGCGCCTATAAGAACTTGTGCAGTGCCTGTGGTTACTGCTCCACCTGCCGACATGCCTACCGCAGTGTTGTAAGCATTGGTAGCAGACGTAAAGTTCTGCTGACCTAGTGCGCCAGTACCTATAGCAACTGATTGGCTACCTAAAGTGTCCGAAGTTAAAGCTGAGTAACCTAACGCTACGTTATAGTCTGCATCACTAAGCGCATCACCTGCTAAACCACCAATGAGTGTATTCTGAATGCCTGTGGTTACTCCGCCACCTGCTGCGTAACCCACTACTACGTTGTAACCATCACCGGAAGCAACGTTAAAAGCGTCTAAAGCTGCGTGTCCTATAGCAACGTTTTTAGAACTGCCTACGTTTGAGTACAGTGCATTTTGTCCAATTGCAATATTATCAGTAGCCGTTGTACCAGAAGCAGAACTTTGAAGACCTAAGGCTACGTTTGAAGAACCTGTGGTGTTTGACTGTAAAGCACTTACACCAACCGCTGTGTTGTTACCTGCTGTGGTGTTTGCGCCAAGAGCTAAATCCCCTACTGCAACATTGTTAGTTCCAGTAGTGTTAAGCTGTAAAGTTCGTGAACCAAAAGCACCATTATTTGTGCCTGTGGTGTTAGTCTTCATTGAATCTTTACCAACAGCAGTATTGGTATCGCCTGTGGTGTTTACGAGTAAAGAATTAAAGCCCACTGCCGTGTTGTTGCTTGCTGTGGTGTTTGCTGATAAAGCCATTCTACCAAAAGCACTATTACTAGCGCCTGTAGTGTTAGCATCTAAAGAATTTCCACCGACCGCAGTGTTATAGTCTCCAGTGGTGTTAACACCCATAGCAAAAATACCAACTGCTGTGTTACTAGCGCCCGTGGTGTTTGCGCCTAAAGCACTAGCACCAACTGCCGAATTACTTGAACCAGTGGTGTTTGCGGTTAAAGCACTAGCACCTACCGCTGTGTTGTCTCCCGCAGTAGTGTTGGCATCCAAAGCATACGCTCCAATCGCCGTATTGCTGTTTCCAGTGGTATGGGCATCCATTGCCTTATAGCCAAGCGCAGTATTTGCCGCGCCCGTTGTAAGACTGTCTGCCGCACCTGAACCTACTGCCGTGTTTCTATCACCTGTGGTGTTTGCTGTTAAAGCATGAGAACCAAAAGCAGTGTTGTTTGTTGCCGTTGTTGCTGCGCCTAAAGCAGCATAGCCAGTAGCAGTGTTGTAATCTCCAGTCGTATTCGCATCTAAAGAAAAAGAACCTACTGATGTATTTTGTGTTCCGGTGGTGTTGGCAGATAAAGATGCATAACCAAGCGCAGTGTTGTTAGATGCTGTGGTGTTTGCATCACCAGATAGACCGCCTATAAATGTATTCTGAACTCCTGTGGTTACTGCTTCACCTGCTGAAAAGCCAACTGCGGTGTTGTATCCGTTTGTAGCTGAAGTAAAGTTTTGGCTCTGTAATGCTGCATGTCCAACCGCTACAGACCTAGAACCTAGTGTATCCAAACTTAAAGCCTGAGTACCAACAGCTACATTATAATCAGCATCTGTAAAAGCATCGCCAGCCAAAGCACCGATGAGAGTGTTGTAAATGCCTGTGGTTATTAGCTTGCCAGATTTATAGCCGACTGCGGTATTATAAGCATCTGCTCCTGCATTAAGCGTATGCAAAGATTGCAAGCCAACAGCAACATTTCTACCGTGACCGTCTTCGGTATAGAGGGCTTCATTTCCTATTGCAACATTCGCGCTTCCTCCCTGAATGGCTTGACCTGCCGTGTATCCCATAAAGACATTTTCATCACCAGTAGTAATCGCAGTACCTGCTTCATCGCCCACGACAACATTATAATTACCACCACTAACAATGCTGTTACCTGCGTTGACACCTGCAATGAAGTTGCTTGTTCCCGCTGTAGTGGAATGAAGTCCTGCACTTGTTACGCTAGAATTAAAAGTAGCCGCACCTGCCGCTGCCATATCAAAAACTAGCGCATTGACATTGCTACCACCGTCAGAACCAAAAATTGTTAAAGCTGCATCAGACGTTGTTGTACCAATAAATGAAGGGCCGCCAGTTAATAAAACTTCTGGGGTTGCGTCTACGTTAAAAGTTACAAAAGTAGAACCACTGCCTTTTAATCTTACCTGACCTCCACCTGCGTCTAAATTTATATCTGAGGATGCATCAACAATAAAATCATCTGTAGATGTAAGCGTAGTACCGTCTATTGCAATGTTATCTACTACTACACCCGCGTTGGCTGTTACTACGCCGCCTGCGACAACAGTGCCAGATACATCTAAGTTACCGTTAAGGTCTACGGTGGTAGCCGCTATCTGAATCTCTGTGTCAGCAACGAGGTCGAGCTGTCCGTCTGCGCTTGAGTTGATGTATATGGCTGAGTCGCGGAACTGGACTTTATCTGTTGTACTAAGTTCTATATTGGTGCCGCCTGATGTGTTACCTGCAACCAATACTTCTGTCAGGGTATCTGTTACGCCGGGGTCAACTCCGGCCATCGCATCAACTACCGCAGCTCCGCTGCCTGCACCATCTAAATAAACAATCGCCGTTTTGCCTGTAAGAATAGTAACGTTAGCCCCAGAGCCTTGAGAGATTGCAATCGATTGTGATCCAGTAGTTGCATTCTCTATAAACATCACGCGAGATAAAGTATTAGGTGCAATCGTACAAGTTCTTGTTGCCGTCAAACTGCCAGCAGAAGTAATCTTAAAGTACATTGCACGAGCAGGATCTGAAGTACCATCTGCAACGGTAGTTGTTGCGTCAGCATCTGAACTAAACACCTGCTGAGTTGCATAACCTAGTGCTTCGCCAATTAACTCAAGGTTAGTATTTGTTGATGTGCCCCATGTTCCAGCTTCATCGCCAGTGCTTATTTCTTTTAATCTAAGATCATTTACATACGTTGCCATTTAAGCTGCCTCTTCTTGCCAGTTTGGTGTTTGATTTACAGATACAGAATTCCAACTTGGCGTTTGATTCGCGGATATAGAGTTCCAATTTGGTGTTTGATTCGCTGATATTGAACTCCAATTTGGTGTTTGACTTACAGATATAGGATTCCAATTAGGGTTTTGATTAGGATTTATTTCACTCCAAACAAGTATCGTTCCGACTTGTCCTTGGCAAGAAACTCCAGTAACCGAAACATCAGCATCAATGACAACAGTAACATTACCAATGGAGCCCGTCGAAGATACTCCAGTAACACTACAGTTTGCATCTGCAGAAACTGAAACCGTACCAATAGATCCGTTGACAACCAGACCTGACGGAGAAACATTTGCACCCGCTGTAACAGTAACACTATTAATTCCTCCTGATGCCGCAACACCAGTAACAGAAACTTCTGAATCTGCAGAAACGGTAACGCTACCAACCGCGCCAGTAGCTGAAACGCCTGTGACAGAAACATTTGCATCTGCTGTAATGGATACAGAGCCAACAGCTCCAGATGCAGATACGCCTGTAACTGATACTTGAGCATCTGCTGAAACCGAAACTGTACCAAGCGCAGATGTTCCAGATAATCCTGTAACAGAAACATTTGCATCTGCCGAAACCGAAACTGTGCCAAGTGCAGATGATCCTTGAGCAAGAGGAACGCTTTCTCCCCAGCCAACATCGCCCCAACCTTGGTTAGAACTGTTCCAACCTTGAAACGCAACAGTGACATTAGCCACTAAATATTCTACGCAATTCTTATAATGGCGTTACTTGCATCTGCTGTAGGAAAGGTAATTGTAAAATCACCAGCAGTAGATGTTTTATCTGCGCCAAAATCTAAAACACAAACGCTTGGATCACCAGAAGCTGCTTCGTTAAAAATCAAAGCACCTCTTGCCGTAACCGAAGCCGAACTAAAAGTAAGATCGTTAAAGTCTGTAAATCCAGTCGTGCCAGAACTAGTAGGAGTTACGCTTGTTAAAAAAGCACCCTTGGCTGTATAGCCACTACCACTAGATTCTCCGCTAGAAGTATAAGCTGTAGTCGAAGCTGCAAGACTTGCAGAGCTTGTATAAAGAGCAAGCTTGAAAACATTACTTGCTGCTGTAAAATTGTGCTTTGCTTCTAGCAATTCTTTTTTAAAAGAAGTACACATTGCCTGAGTAATAGCCATTATAGGCTCCTTATTATTTCTGCTATTTCCGGATATTCTTTAGATTCAAGTTCTGCAATCATTGTTGTCTTATTGCTATTAACAGCTTCTTTCATGTAGAAAGAAATAACATCTTTTATTTGGCTTTTAAAAACTTCAGCCTGCTCAGAGATAAGTGGGTGGCTTTTATCTCCTACCGATATTATAGTGCTTGTTGCTCTGTCAGCCCAATATTCAATGGGAAATCCTTTGTTATTGGTTGTTAGTACTTTAACAGAGCCAACGTTTCCTACTGTTATGTCAAACATTATCTAGCAGCCCTTACAGATCCAGACCTATAACTGTCTGTAGTACTATAACCTTCTCCAAGTGCTTTAAGATTTTCTAAAGCTTCCATGTATCTGGTATTGTAAACTTGCATTAGCTCAGGGTTTCCTTTCATAAACGTGTATGACTCAACAAGACACCCGTAAAGCAAGCTGCTTTCTGCATTAGTGCCTAACCAACTAGTGCCGTCAGAAGAAACAGTTATAGACTCTGGCTTATAAAAGTAATGAAGTTCTACATTGTAATTGCTTTGGGGTGTAGGGCCAATAATAAAATTAGCATCAGAAAATAACCCATAGTATTTTGGAACACCTTCTGTAGAAGAACTTGGGTAAGCTTCTCTAATAAAGTTTACGTCTTTAAATAACAAAAACTCATAGCCACTGTTATCAACAGCTAATGAGTACGGAGCTAAAAAATCAGAAGGCGTTGCCAAATAAGCATTGCCAGAAGTTGTTGTTCCCGTAGAATTTTTTCTAAAGTCTGGAAGTTGAACAGATTTTAAAATCCTGTCTTCTGCTTGCGTAATAATTACAGACAAATTATTAACAAATGTTGTTTCGCTATTTTGAGTATAGTCTTGAATAGCCTGCTTAAGAGTTGTAAACGTCCAAGCCATTACGTCACCACCGTTACATTGCCTATTTGGCCTTCAATATCTAATCCAACTGTCCTGCTGCCCAAAGCTGATACGCCGCCTCCAACTGGATTCCAAGCAAAATACTCCCTGCTTTCCTGCAAAGACTGATCTGGCCTTGGGTTTCTTAATGCTTGAGGGTCGTCTAATCGAACTTTTCCTAGCTGCAGCTGAGGTTGATCCCGATCTAAAACATCTTTGCCAACAAGCAGACCTGTAGGTCTTTGGTTTACAATTTGCTGAACTAGATCTTTTTTTGGATACCTAAACCCAGTTCGATCACAATAACCAAAAGCATACTTTCCGCTAGCATAACTCAAAACTGATAACCTCCCGGAGAAACAAAAAGAGAAGCTTTTTCTCTAGCTGCATCAGAGGCCAAGTCCCATTGTTCTTGATATTCTCCTTTTAACAAAGACGCTCTATCTGCTGCTTCTGGATACTTTATAGCCAAGTTATAAGCTAACCCAGCAACAAAACACGGCAAATATCTAGCAGGAATATCCATGTTGTTGCTTGCTGGCTTACCAGCATCTTCTATTCTTTCCATATAATAGTAGCCAAAAGTGTACGTCTCTTGACCATCTGGAGTAGGCCAGAGATTTATAACAACACCTGTCGGCGTTCTTTGAACGTAATACTCTAGCGGTTTAGACTGAGTAAGCTTATTAGATAGGTGAGAATATTGGCTTACAGATATCCTAGACATGCTTTGATCAAACTGACTTTGCACATCTCCGGCATCTGTTCTAAGAAAACCTTCGACAATATCAAAGATCTTGCCATCTAATGTATAAGAGTTTGTGCCCGCAGTTAAAGCTTGCGTTCCAAAGTTGACTGTCCACAAGTTTAAGCCACGGTTTTGCCACTCAAGCATCAACAGATCAATGCTTCTTCTAGCAGTTTTGTAATCATAACCACTACGAAGTTCTAACCCAGCTCTTTCAAAAGCCTCTTCTATAGCTTCGCCAAGATCTAAGTTAAAAGAAAATGTGCCACTAGTAGCCATTAAACAAAGCGACCCTTAGTTTTTCCGCGAACAGCTAACCCATCAATAGGCTTTGATCTTGTTCTTCCGCCTGCTTTCATTTTAGAAGCTTCTGAAACCATACGTTCAGCTTTTAACTTTTCTGTTTCTTTTAATTCCATAGCTTCTACTTCTTTTTTTTTGTTCTTTTTTCT